GCGTGGTCTGTCCTTACGACGGCCCGACAGGCGCCTGGTGGAGCGTGCGGCTCGGGCCCTGGGGACCACGGTGCCGTACCTGCTCAGGGGCGAGGAGGAGCCGGGCGAGGCAGCAGCCCCTGAGGAGCGGCGCCAGGACGGGCTGCAGCCCCTGCGCGAGGCAATTGCGACCGTCCAGGGGATCAGCGACCAGGCAGTCGAGGAGCTTGTCCGCCAGGTCGTGCTGTACGTGGATCGCCGCTGGCCCAGGCTCGGCGGGGGCGCCCCCCGGCCCTGAAAGATTTTTCGAGGCTCGGCGGAGTGTATCTACGAGGGAGGACGCCCGATCCTCCCAGCCTCGGGTTGCACGGCGAAGCCTTGTCCGGGTCTCACTCTAGGTCTGCCTACTAAGCTCTAAGCATTTAAGCACTTAGAGCTTGGGGCCCGTAGGGCCCCCTAAGCCTAATAAGGCTAATCACTGGTAAACTAAGAGGTATTACCTGGTGTCCTGGTGCGGACGTTGCGGGGCGCCGGTCGAGATCCCGCTACCTGTCGAGCCCCTGTACGACCCTGAGACAGCAGCAGCCCTGGTGCCCATGACACGCGGGGCGCTGATGCGGGCCTTGAGCAGGCACCGTGACAAGCTCCCGACTCCCATGTACCGGAAGTGGGGACACCGCTGGCGCCGCCTGGTGACGGTGGACGAGATCCGCTACTTTCGAGCCCTCCTGGTGATCCCAGGACCGCGGCCAGGACGACATGCCACGAAGACTCCCAGCGAAGCGCAGCCCCCTCCCCTCAGCCCTGACACCGGACGATGCCCGGACCAGGCTGCTGCAGGCGGCGGGAGCGGACGACCAGGAGCAGGCTAGACTCCTCCGCCTGGCCCTGACTCAGGTGGAAGGCGCGCTCTCGGCGGACTCGACGATCACGCCCGGCATGCCTGACTGGTTCGCGCGCCTCCAGGCTGCCAAGTTCATCCGCGACACGTACGGCGCCGCGCCGTCGAAGACNNCCGNGAGCCCGAGTGCGACGCAAGTGGTCGTGAANGTTGACATGCCGACCTGGGCGCTGCCCCAGGCCAAGGTGATCGACGCGCAGCCATCCTGATCTACGTTAGGCCAGATGCCAATGGTGTCGCGCACTTAGGCCCTCCTCCTCCCCGACGCACGCGCGCACCTCGACCCCCGCCCCCACGATNCCGAACATCGCGACCCCCCATGCCCCAAAAAGTCGAGGGCCTGGTCGCGCGTGGGGAGTGATTCAGCGGCAGTACCCGAAAATCGTACCCCCTTGAGCGATACCCCCACGGAGGGCCCCATGCCGAGCTTCGTGGAGTCCGAAGGCGTGGACGACCCCACCGAGGTCTCCACCTGCCCGTTCTGCACCAACCGCACGGTCACCAGCTCCAGCCACGTACCGACGGATCACGTCCACCACCGAAGGGATCCAATGGCCCCGAAGCGGAAGAGGCGCCCGTACTGATGGACGCCGGCATCGCGGAGAGCCCCAAGCTCCAGCTCGCCCCCGAGGTGATCGCCGCCCTGGAGCGCGAGAAGGCAGCCCTCCTGGCCGACGCGAAGGAGAGCACTCTCCTGGCCCGCCTGAAGGCGAAGCAGACCGCTGAGGCGAAGCCCCGCGGGGGTGAGGCCGAGGACCCGCGTCCTGGTGCGTTGGCGGTTTACGACCCGGTGCCCGGCGTCAAGCCGGCGCCCGAGCCGTGGGACACCGTGGACTTCGACGCCCCGCTCGANNTGGACCCGGAGACCCTGTCCAACCTGGCGACCGTCGCCCGTCTGGCCCAGGCCGAGTTCACCGCCGCGGAGGGCCGGTACAACGTCGCGCGCCTGGCGCTCGCCCGCGCGAAGGCCGAGCTGTACGAGCACCTCCAGCGCAGCGGCATCCCCGTCGCGTGACGAAGTCTTGAGCTACCGCCCCCGCTCGTACCAGACTCCGTTCTGGCAGACGTTCTCCCCGATCCTGGCCGACTGGCGCACGGCGCCCGTCAAGCGCGGGATCCTGGTGTGGCACCGCCGGGCCGGCAAGGATCTGACCGCCATCAACTTCGCCGAGAAGGCGATGCAGATGCGGTCGGGCACGTACTACCACTTCCTGCCGACGTACACCCAGGCCAAGAAGATCGTCTGGAACGGGCACGACCGCGAAGGGCGCCCGTTCATGGCGAACTTCAATCCGAAGCTCATCGCCTCGAAGCACGAGACCGAGCTGAAGATCACCTACCACCCGACGCAGTACGCCCCGAACGGGAGCACGTACCAGCTCATCGGCGGCGAGCAGATCGACTCCATCGTCGGGACGAACCCGGTGGGCTGCATCTTCTCCGAGTACCCGCTGATGTCCCCGCGGTCCTGGGACCTGGTCCGGCCGATCCTCCGGGAGAACGGCGGCTGGGCGCTCTTCATCTTCACGCCCCGCGGTAAGAACCACGCCTGGGACCTGTGGAACGGGGTGAAGGACGACCCCGAGTGGTTCCGCTCGACGCTCTCCGTGGACGACACCCGGCGCGACGGCGAGGGCGAAGACGGCGGGCCCGTGATGACGCGGGCCGATGTCGAGTCCGAGATCCGGGCCGGCATGAGCCGCGAGCTGGCCGCTCAGGAGTTCTACTGCTCGTTCGAGGGCGCGCTCGAAGGCGCGTACTACGCCGACCAGATGATGGAGGCGGACAAGCAGAAGCGGATCACCAAGGTCGAGTGGGACCGGGCGCTCCCGGTCGATACGGCCTGGGACTTCGGCCTCGACGACGAGACCGCGATCTGGTTCACGCAGACGGTCAGCGAGCACGAGCTGCGGGTGATCGAGTACATCGAGGGCTCGAACGTCTCCCTCGAAGAGTGGATCAAGGAGCTGCGCCGCCGGCCGTACCAGTACGGCACGCATTGGGCGCCTCACGACATCAAGGTCCGGGACTACACGACCGGGAACACACGCCTCCAGTTCGCGCAGAAGCGGGGCATCCACTTCGAGGTCGTCCCCAAGCTCCTGGTCGAGGACGGCATCGACGCCGGCCGGCGGGTCCTGCCGGTCTCCTGGTTCGACGCCGAGCTGTGCAACCTCGGCATCTCGGCCCTCAAGAGCTACCACCGCGACAAGGACGAGAAGCTCGGGACGTTCAAGAAGCAGCCCGTCCACGACTGGTCCTCCCACGCGGCGGACGCCTGGCGGACCCGTGCGGTGGCCTGGCGCGGAGCCGAGGGGCAGTCCTCGGTCAACGCGAGCTTCCGCTACCACCTCCACAAGAAGCACGAGGAGGCGACGCAGGTGGAGGCCGACACGAGCTGGAAGAGGAACCAGCCCGAGGACGCACGCGGGCAGGTCGAAGTCGATGACGGAGGCGAGTGGTGGAAGGACTAGTCGAGATCCGAACGGCTGTGTACGTGATGGCGTTCATTGGCGGGGCGGCCTGCGGGGCCGTGACGCTGTTCCTCGCCATGCTGTTCGCCCGCGAGGCGGAGGAGTGATGGCGACCCGGAAGCTCACCGAGCACGAGATCAGCAAGCACCACCAGGACGTGAAGAACATCGCGGACCAAGTCCGTGGAGAACGCAAGGCCCTCGATCAGGCGCGAGATCGCGCACTCGACCGAGCCGACCGCAGGGAATGGGCGCATAAGCGACGCGGCGACGAACGCCGCTGGAGGGAGTGACCGATCATGGCCGCAAAGATTTCCGTTCAGATGAGGGTGTCCGCGCAGGACGCCACGACTGTGACTCTGGTCCCCACCACGGTGGGCGCCACCACGCTGTCGCGCGATCTCGCCAGCCCGATCACGCAGGTCGTCGTCACGATGGCCGCGCGTGACACGCAGGTGTTCGACATCGTCAACCGCGTCTTCGACGTCGAGCTTCTGAAGAGGTAAGACGATGGCCAACAACGTCTCGCAGGCAGAAGTCCTCGTACTCGACACCGCGGCCGACAACATCGTGGCGGCGGGCACCTCCGTGTACGTCCGCAAGGCGCGCCTCGCCGGTGGCACCACCGCGTCGAAGGCGACCATCTGCGAGGCCGGCGGCTCGGTCGCCAAGATCAGCCTCGCGCACGTCTCCGACTCGTCCGACGAAGTGTACTTCAATGGCAAGGGTCTCAAGCTGAATGGCCTGAAGCTGATCGCCATCAGCGGCACCGGCTCCGTCCTCTACCTCTACTCCGACGCTCGGTAGGAGCACACACACATGGCAGGCACGATCAAGCATTCGTTCCAGAGCACCGTCCCCGACGAGGGCGTCGCGGGCGAGGTCGGACCCGACGAGTGGAACGCCTCGCTCAAGGTGGCTGAGGGCGCGGACGGGCAGGCGATGGTCCGCCGCACGTCGGCCACGGACGGCTGGGAGCTGATGAACCTCGGCGCCCTGACCACGTTCATCAACGCGACGCAGGCCGCGAACGTCGGGACGTCGGAGACGGACCTCCACTCCTTCATCCTGGCCGCCGCGCACCTGAACGTGAACAAGCGCGCCGTCCGCCTCAAGGCGTACGGCTCCTTCGCCGCGAACGCGAACACCAAGACCCTGAGGTTGAAGTTCGGCGCCGCCGGCACGGTGACGCTGAACCCGACCACGGTCGCCCCGAACAACAAGCGGTTCGAGGTCGAGGTCACCCTCATCCGCACCGCCTCCAACATCCAGAAGCTCGCCGTCCGCGTCCTCCTCGAAGGCATCCCGATGGAGCTGCTCTCGTACCCCGGCACGACTGAGACGGACGCGAACGCGCTGACCCTGAAGCTCACGGGCCAGAGCGGCACCGGCAGCAGCGACATTCTCCTCGATCTCACCACCATCGAGTTCCTGAACTAGCCATGAGCCAGATGTCGGACTTCCTGGAAGTCGAGCTGCGGAAGCACATCTTCCGCACGGGCTCGATGACCAAGCCGGCCGCGCTCTGGATCTCGCTCCACACCGCGAACCCGACCGACGCCGGCTCGGGCGCCGAGGTGTCGGGGAACGCGTACGCGCGCGTCCAGCGCGATCCGGGCGACGCGAACTGGAGCGCGCCCGACAGCACGGGCGGGCTGACCGCGAACCTCGCGGACATCACCTTCCCGAGCCCGACTCCGAACGCCTGGGGCACCATCACGCACGTCGGTGTGTGGGACGCCTCGACGTCCGGCAACCTCATCTGCTACGCCACGCTCACGACCCCGAAGACGGTGAACGGCGGGGACGCGGCGCCGAAGTTCCTCACCGGCTCCCTCAGCTTCACCTTCGCGTAAGCCATGGCCGCGGAGAAGTTCGCCAACCTCGCGGAGACGACCCTCTCCGCCGGCTACACGTCCGGCGGCGGCTCGATCTCCGTCACCAGCGCGGCCGGGTTCCCCACGACGGGTGTCTTCCGCGTCCGCCTGGGTAACACAGGCAAGACGGTCTACCGCGTGGACTCCGTCTCGGGCACGACCTTCACGGGCGGCGCCGAGGCGAACGACGCGAACGCCAACAGCGGCGACTCGGTCAAGATCGTCGCCTCGAAGGCGGTTGCCGAGCGGTTCGTGCAGTCGCCAGATGCGGGCAGCATCGCGGCGCCGGCAGGCGTCAGCGGCGGCGACACCTACGGGCCGCTCTGGAAGCTGACCGATCCCGGCCTCCCGAGCTGGGCGTGGCAGAACCAGGGCGGCGCAAGCGTCACCCAGGCGAACGGACTCGTGCTCTTCTCCTGCCCGAGTCAGACGACGAACATTCGCTCGCGCCTAATCTCCGCGGTCGGCACCCCGTGGACGATCACCACCATGCTGCGGAGTCGGTGGACGACAACCACAGCCGACCGGCAAATCGCCGGGCTGGTGTTGCGCGAGAGTTCGTCCAGCAAGCTGCATACCTGGTACTTCCAGAACGGCGGCCAACTGCAGCACGTCAAGTACACGAACGACACGACGTTCAACTCGGTCGGCGTCTTCAACCAGACCATGGTGGGCGACCTCGGCACGCAGTGGCACTGGCTGCGGATCACCGACAACGGGACGAACCTGCTCTTCTTCTACTCCATCGATGGCGTGAACTTCGCGCAGATGGGCAGCGAAGGGCGCACGGTCCATATGGCCGGCGGGCCGAACCAGTACGGGATCATGGTGAACGTCGATCAGAACGCCGCCGCCTTCGACGCGTCGTTCGCCCACTGGCTCCAGACGTAGCCCGCCATGGCGACCACCGCGCAGTGGGGCGCCTTCGAGTGGGGCGACGCCGAGTGGGGCTCCATTGAGGAAGGTGACGCGCCCTGGGCCGCGAACGGCATCTTCACCCTCGCGGGCTCCGCGAACCTGACGGGCTCGAGCCTGTTCGTCGCGGCCGGCACGCTCACGCTCTCGGGCGCGGGCGGCATGACGACGGACATTCGGATGGCGGCGGACGGACTCCTGGAGCTGCTAGGCGCCGCCGCGCTACGCACCGGCCGCTTCGCCGGGCAGCTACAGACCTGTGGTGAACCCCTAACGACCGCTCGCCAAGAGTGGCTACTCGCAGACTAAGGAGACGACGATGGCTTTCGGAGGCGGAGGCGGCGGCTCGCAGCGGCCGATCATCCAGCAGACCCCGGCTCCCACGGAGACGGACCCCAAGGTGCAGAACGCGAAGGCGTCGCGCCTGACGCAGCAGCGGTACGCGAAGGGCTTCATGTCCACGATCCAGTCCGACCAGAAGGGCCTGGGCTCGGGGTCCATCGCCACCAGCGGCGGCAACAACCCGGTCGGCTCCGTCCAGCAGCTCGGATAGCCCGTGGCCGATCCTCGCGCAGTCGCGCACATCAAGCGGGGCGAGACCCTCTTCACGGACCTGAGCCTCTGGCTCCCGACGTGGCAGGATCTCTCCGACCTGATCTGCGTCCGCAAGAACAGCATCCAGGTCCGCAAGTCGCCGGGCCGGACGAACACCGAGCGCCTGCTCGATTCGACCGCGCCTCACGCCCTGGAGCTGCTCGCCGCCTCGATGCAGGGCTCGCTCACCTCGGGCTCCATCAAGTGGTTCTACTACCGCCTCCGCGGCCTCCTGTACGGCACGGACACCGAGGCCGACAAGTGGCTCGATGACGCGAGCGACACCGCGTACGACGAGCTGCGGACGTCGAACTGGTCTTCGGAGACGCACGAGTTCTACACGGACCTGGCGTGCATCGGCACCGCGGCCATGTTCATCGACCGGAAGGAGTCGAAGCCCGGCCAGCCGTGGCAGGGCCTGCGGTTCCAGACGCTCCCGCCGGGGACGTACGCCATCGACGAGAACGACGAGGGGCGCGTCGATACCCTGTACTACAAGTACCGGAAGACGGCCCGTCAGGCGGCGCAGGCGTTCGGGATGGAGGCCCTCCCGGAGCAGATCAAGAAGGCGCTGATCGAGGGCCGCGAGCCCGACCGCTCGTACGAGTTCATCCACGCGATCTTCCCGCGGACCGACCGCTGGCGCGACGCTGGCGCCACGGCCACGGCCGGGAAGGACAAGCCGTGGGCGTCCCTGCACATCGCGGTCGAGGATCCCACGATCTGCCGCGAGGGCGGGTACGAGGAGTTCCCGTTCGCGGTCGCGCGCTGGACCAAGTCCTCAGACGAGAAGTACGGCCGGTCGCCGGGCTTCACGATGCTGGCGGACATCAAGACCTTGAACAAGCTCGTGGAGCTGAAGCTCCGCGCCCTGGCGAACAAGGTGTACCCGCCCCTGATGGTGCGGGACAACGGGGTGCTCGGCAAGGTCATGCTCAAGCCGGGCGGGCTGACCATCGTCCGCGACCACGAAGCGGTGCAGCCCCTCTTCACGGACCAGGGCGGCATCGAGGCGGGGATGTTGCAGGAAGAGAAGCTCCAGGCCGCGGTGCGGCGGGGCTTCTTCTCGGACCAGCTCCAGCTCCAAGAAGGCCCTCAGATGACGGCCTACGAGGTGCAGGTCCGGTACGAGCTGATGCAGCGGATCCTCGGGCCGACCCTCGGCCGGCTGGAGATCGAGTTCCTCGGGCCGGTCAACATGCGGGTGTACAAGCTCCTGGAGCGCGCGAAGCGCATCCCGGAGCCGCCGGCCAGCCTCGTCGAGAAGATGAAGGAGCTGGGCCGCGGGTTCGAGATCGAGTACGAAGGCCCCCTCCAGCGCGCCCAGCGGCTGGGTGACGTCGTCACGATCCAGCGGTTCCTCCAGCTCGTGCTCCCCCTGGTGGAGGCGGACCCGGAGGTGCTCGACAACGTGGACATCGACGAGATCGCCCGCGTGGCCGCCAAGAACACCGGAGTACCCGCTCGCATCATCCGCGCCATCCAGGACCGGGACAAGCGCCGGCAGGAGCGCCGCGCGCAGCAGGCGCAGCAGCAGCAGGCGGTCCAAGGCCAGGAGACGGCGAAGGCTGCCGGCGCCGCGGCCCCCGCCCTCAAGGCCCTGATGGAAGCGCAGCAGGCCGGCATCCTCCCGCAGGGTGGACTGTCCGGCCAGGGCGCCGTCACGGG